CTTAATGATGCTCAGAAAATGTTTAAGGATTTACCCCTTACCCCTAGAGACTATCAGTACAAAGCTTTCATTCATGCAGTAAGAAATAAAAGGTCCGTTATCCTTTCCCCTACCGCTTCGGGGAAATCGTTGATTATCTATATGATATGTAAGTGGTATAAGGGTAGGAAACTCATTATTGTACCGACTACATCATTAGTACATCAAATGGATAGTGACTTTATTTCTTATGGACAAGCCAATTATACACACAAAATCATGGCGGGTCAAGAGAAAAATGCGGATGCGGAAATATTTATTTCAACGTGGCAGTCGATTTATAAGCAACCTAAGAAATGGTTCGCACAATTCGATGTTGTAATAGGGGATGAAGCACATTTATTCAAGGCTCAGTCACTAACCAAGATAATGACTAAGTTGGAGGATTGCCCCTTTAGATACGGGTTTACTGGAACTTTAGACGACACACAGACGCATAGGCTTGTACTAGAGGGGTTATTTGGTCCTGTGATGCGTGTAATTAAAACACAAGAGTTAATTGAAAACAAGACGCTATCTGATTTCCGTATCAAGGCACTGGTACTCAAATACCCTGACGAGATGAAGAAGGGTCTATCAAAGGCATCATATCAAGAAGAAATAAACTTTCTCATATCTAACCCTGCACGAAATAAATTTATAAAAGACTTGACATTAAGTCGAAAAGGTAATACACTGCTACTATTCCAGATGGTTGAGAAGCATGGGAAGGTATTATTTGAGGACATAAATAGTGATACAGAGGATAGAAAAGTGTTCTTTGTGTATGGTGGTGTGGATGCTGAAACGCGAGAAGAAATCCGAGCTATTACAGAGCAAGAGAATGATGCAATTATAGTGGCGTCATACGGAACTTTTAGCACAGGAATCAACATCAAGAACTTACACAATATAATCTTTGCAAGTCCATCAAAATCTCGCATTAGAAATTTACAGTCTATAGGGAGAGGATTGCGTAGGGGTGATAAAAAGGAGAGTGCTACTTTATATGATATAGCAGATGATCTATGTTGGAAATCTTGGAACAACCATACACTGAAGCATTTGGCTATAAGATTAAAAATGTATAGGGAAGAAGACTTTACTTTTAAACTTTATAACATAAGGTTAAACCATGATACACACGCTCAAATTAACTAGTGGTGATACACTACTTGTAAACATCTTATCAGAAGAGGCTGATATACTTACTGTATGCAATCCACTTCAAATACAGATAGTGAATAACCCGTATAGCGGGCCAGGGATTATGTCTCTCTTATGGATACCGCTAGATTTTACTACGGATAATGTTATAGATATTCGGCAAAATCATGTCATGGCGATTACTGATGCAACAGAAGATTTAGAAAAGTTTTACCATAGTTCGCTGCAAAACTTTTTTAAGAGCGCGCAGAAAGATAGAGTTAATAATATAATGAGGCAAACCAACGAAGAACTTAATGAGATAGAAAAAGAGCATAAGAAAGAATTAATATTACTATCCGCGAATACGGAGACAATGCATTAAAGGATTTAGATCATGGCTAAAAGACGAGTTGAATATGTAAACAATAAAGACTTCTTCGCCGCAATGGTAGAGTTTAAAAAGTCTGTCACTGAAGCAGAGAATGAAGGAAACGCAAGGCCTGTTGTTCCTAATTATGTTGCTGAATGTATTATGAAAATTGCAACACGGTTATCACACAAACCAAACTTCATGAACTATACATTTAGAGATGAAATGATTTGTGATGGTATCGAAAATTGTTTGCAATACATAGACAACTTCGATCCAGACAAATCTCAAAATCCCTTCGCATACTTCACGCAAATAATTTACTATGCGTTTATACGGCGTATTCAAAAAGAGAAGAAGCACCTTTACGTTAAATACAAAGCCACTGAAAATGCAAACATATTTGATATCACTGCTGAAAAACAAGAGCACGATATGGGTGATTATAATGTGGATATCAAATCTGGTGAATGGTCAGAAGAGTATATGCATAACTTTGTAGAAAACTTTGAGTCTACCAAAAGACGAAAACGTAAAAAGAAGAACGTCAGTTTAACGAGCCTAATTGAGAGTTAATTATGTCTAAAGAAATAAACATTCCGGAGCAAGTGAAGTATCTTGCCACGCAACTTATTGATGCGAACACTTCTGTTCACCTAAGAACTAATTACGCACAGCAGGCAGAAGATATAATAAAGTCTTTACATTCTGCTCTAAATGTGTATAATAAACATATGAGGAACAATCATTACAAGACTGAGCGGATTCGGAAGAAAAGAGCTAGATGACAAGATACTTTAGGTATGACTTGGATGACTTGGAGAAATCTGCAAGTCGTAAACTTTTCAACTACATCAGTTTCTTTGCTGGTGGCGGTGGCTCTTCTTGTGGGTATAAGTTAGCGGGTGGTGATTGTAAATTTGTCAACGAGTTTCAGCAAGTCGCGGTTGATACTTACCTAGAGAATTGGCCGGGTACTCCCCATATTTGCGGTGATATAAAAAATGTCACTGCTAAGCAGATTATGGAAATAACAGGTCTGAAAGTTGGTGAGATAGATATTCTTGATGGCTCACCACCTTGCCCTCCCTTCTCTATGTCTGGTACTAAGAAAGAAGGTTGGGGTAAGGAAAAAACTGCATATGGTATGAAGCAGAAGAACATTGAAGATTTGACATGGGAACAGATACGTATAGCTAAGGAATTACAACCCAAGGTTATTGTGTGTGAAAATGTCAAAGGTCTAACTATGGAATATGCCAGAGAGCATTTCATTAGAATGATCAATGACTTTGAGAAGTGTGGATACACAACTGTATGGAGAGTGCTCAAGGGGAATTACTATGGTGTTCCGCAAAAACGTGAGCGGGTCTTTATGGTAAGTGTCAGGAATGATGTTTGTGATAAGGTAGGACTCAATTTTCTTAATCTGTCCAATGCTATATATCCAGAACCTCTTGAAGAAAACCTTACAATACATGATGCAATTAGTGATTTACAATTGGATAATGAAAACGGTATTGAAGCATATGAGTTGCGTGAGGCGATGAAGAAAAGTGCTAAATACAAGTGGTTAAAACGTTTGCCAAAGAATCCTGATAGAGTTGTATCAGTGGGTGATGATGTTGTTGGACCTTGGTATGATAAAGTAATTGAGCATAGAAAGAAAATGGGGAAGAGTGTGCCAGAGAGAAAAATTTCATTCTACCAATCACGGCGAGTTCCTTGGAACCAAGCTAGTCACACTTTGAGCGAACAGGGCATGCAAACTTCATTGGCAGTTCATTTACACCCAGAAGAAGATAGGGTGTTTACAACTAAAGAAGCAAAAAGAATTATGTCATTACCAGATGACTATAAATTTACTGGAACGCTGAATGAAAATCTCGCAAGAATTGGTTTGATGGTAGCTCCACTTTGTATGAAATATATAGTTGATAACATCTATGAGAAGGTACTAAAACCGTATAAGGAGGCAGAAGGTGCAAACTCACATAGCTAAAAAAGATTTGGGTAAAAAGGAAACTGATCTAAGATGGAAGGGTAATTTCTTAGGTGACGATTCATATGATGACTTGATTGTAGTTACAGATGAAGATACAAACATTTATAAACCTTTCAGAACTATTGACGGTAATCATGTTCCTTTGGCTACAATCATTACTAATGTTTATCCAGATGATTCCATTAAGGAAATGCTAAAAGAGATTTCTGACGTTTCTGTCATGAGGGGAAATTGTGCTGGTCCAATCGATAGAAAAGAGATGGAATCCAAGGGTTTAGTAGAAGGAGTTGATTGGAAATTGAGGACTCCGAATAGCTATTATGTGAGGACTAAAGTCGGGGGATGGGGGAAAATCGCGTATTGCAATGAAATAAGTTCAGTTATGATAGGGTATAAGAGAGGAAGATTTACTGGTAAAATTGACACTGCTGGGTGGTGTAAAGATAATCCAGAAAAGTGGGAAAGGTTTTCTGAAATATCAAAATGGAATCAAGCAGCATTCAAAAAGAGTTTACCGGAAATTTATGAGAAACAGAAAAAGTGGATTGAAGCTTCTGTGAAATCAGAGCATAGGGTTGGAATGTTTACAACATTCTCGGCAAATAGATATCATATAGGTCAGTCTAAAGCTATGTCTGCACATATCGACAGTGGGGATTTGGATGCGGGTTTAACGACAATGAATTGCTTCCGCGACGGGGATTATTCTGGTGCGTATCTTTGCTTCCCGCGCTACGGTATCGCGATAGATGCTCCAGACAATTCTGTAATTTGTGCCGATTCTTCTGAATTACATGGCGTAACTTATATTAAAGGTAACGGGACTAGGTATACAACTACAGCATATTGCGATAATCGTCTTGCGACTCAAGGCGCCGCAGGTAAACCGGAAAGACTTATCGGTAAGGTTGCGAAAGAGAATGAAAACAATTTAGAAAGTTTTTTTGCTTAATGAAAATTGCATTAATCACTGATACACATTGGGGAGTCAGAAATGATTCCCAAACCTTTATTGAGTACTACAGAAAATTCTATAATGAAACATTCTTTCCGTATCTGGAAGAGAATGATATAAGCACCATTATTCATTTGGGTGATATTGTAGACCGTCGAAAGTATATTGCTTATACTAGTCTACGAGCCATGAATGAAATCTTTATGGAGCGCGCTAAGAATTATGAGCTTCATATTATCATTGGCAATCATGATGTACCGTATAAGAATACCAACGATGTTAACGCGATGCAAGAAGTGTATGGTGATGGCGTCAATTGGTATTCAGAAACGACAGAAGTAAATTTCGATGGTTGCAATATCCTGCTCGTGCCTTGGATAAACAGTGAGAACTATGAGCGTTCTATACAAATGATTAACGCAACCCGTTCAGAAATACTCATGGGCCATTTAGAAGTTGCTGGTTGTCTTATGCAGCGTGGTGTGATTAATCCACATGGATTAGAACTTGATATCTTCAAGAACTTTGATATGGTAATGAGTGGGCACTTTCATACTAGGTCGAAGACAAAGAATGTATACTACTTGGGCTGTCCATATGAGCTAACTTGGAGCGACTATGCCGACCAGAAGGGCTTTCATATTTTTGACACTGATACCCGCGAACTAGAGTTTATCGCAAA